ATGATAAAGTAGTTAGATTTTATCTTAAAAATGGTGATATATCTTTAGTGGATATAGGTAAACAATTTGGATGTTCTTCTGGAAGTGTAAAAAATAAATTAGATAAATATTTTAAGGACAAAACTAAAAAAAGAAATGGAAACTAAAACATTAAGAGATGAAAAACAAAAAGAAGCTATTAACAACTGGGCTCGTGCAGGATTTATCGGAACTGTCATTGCTGGTACTGGTTTTGGTAAGTCTCGTGTGGGTGTGGTTGCTGTTGGGGAAATGTTACGAAGAAACAGATTATATAATGCTTTAATATTAGTTCCAACTCACATATTAAAAGATCAATTTAAAGAAGAATTTATAAAATGGGGATATAATGATATATTAGAAAATGTAGAATTTATGTGCTATCAAAGTGCTTATAAATTAATAAATAATAAATATAATATTGTAGTATGTGATGAAGTTCATTTAGGATTATCTAAAGAATATCGTAAATTTTTTAAACAAAATACATATGATTATTTGTTGTGTATATCAGCTACTGCTCCTGAAGAGAAAGAATATAAATTCTATTTGGATACGTTAGCACCTACAGTTTTTGAGATATCATTAGATGAATGTGTTAAATTAGGTTTTGTTGCTCCTTATAAGATAAATTGTGTAGCAGTTAAATTAAGATCAGATGAACAACTTTTATATAATAAAGCTAACAAATCATTTGTTAATTGGAAATATAAATTAGGTCAATATGATGCATTTAATGAAGCTACTAGAATTATGGCTAATAAAAATTCACATCCAGAAGAAAAGAAAAAAGCTATCATGTTTTATAGAGCTATACGTAATAGAAAAGATGTAGTTGATAATGCTGCTAATAAATTACTATTACTTAAAGATATAATTGAGAGGCAATATGGTAAGAAAGTACTTACTTTTGGAGGATCTAATGAATTCACTAATAAAATGTGTGATGCTATTAATGGTGTTAGTTATCATTCAGGTATACCTAAGAAAACAAGAGATTTAAATTTAGAAATGTTTAAAACTGGTGAGGTTACAGTATTATGCTCAACAAAAGCATTAAATCAAGGATTAAATATACCTGATGCTGAAATAGGTATAATATGTGGTTTAACTAGTAAATCTTTAACTATGATCCAAAGAGTTGGTAGGTTATTACGACTTAAAAAAGGAGAACATGGTATATCGTTACCAGCACAGATATTTATAATATATGTAAAAGATAGCCAAGAAGAAAAATGGTTAAAAAATGCCGTTGGTAATTTAGATAATGTTGCAGGAATAAATGTATAAATAATTTTGGTATTTGTTAAGAAATTGTTTATATTTGTAAAATAATAATAAATAAGTATAAAGAAAACTTTTATGAACATAGAAATCAATACGGAAATTCTACAAGAAACTAAGCTCAGTGCGGATGATTTTTTATACTTATATATATTACAACGTAATGGTTATAAATACTTGCAAACCCTTGCTTTAAAACCAAATGTAGCTACGATGCAAACAAATGGTTATCTAATACTCGGAGAACAAGATAAACCTGTGATCACTCAAAAGTTCATAGATTTAACTTATTCTGATTTTGATCAGATGTTCTCTGAGTTATTAGATGTATATCCTATGAAAGTTGATTCGCCTACTAGAGGAATTAGAATTTTACATGCAAAAGACCCCAAAGCAGGGGCAAATAAAAAGGCTCGAAAGAAATATAAATCTATAATTAGAACTAAAAAATCTAAACATGATAGTATAATTAGGAGTCTTAGAATACAATTAACTGTAGATAAGGACAATTTATCTTATTTACAAAATTTAGAAACGTGGCTTAATAACGACACTTGGGAAAAATATGAAGACTATGAAAACACAGGATCAACAGACTCCCAAAGAATTACACGACAACTCTGATATATTCCGTAAAAGAGGATTTCAAACAATAGATAAAGCCGTAAGGCAATCCATTAAAATAGTTAAAGACGCAAAGAAAGGCATACGTAGTGTGCTTGCTACAATGTGGCCTAGACTAAATAGAAATCTACTTGGAGGACTTCAAAAAGGAAAGATGTATGTAATTGCTGGCCGACCTGGCGTAGGTAAGTCAGCCTTTAGTAATCAATTAATATTTGATCTTCTTGATACAAATAAAGATAAAAATGTTATTGTATTATACTGGAGCTTTGAAATGCCAGGATATCAACAAATTATGAGAACTGTCTCTAATAAAGTAAATAAAAATGTAGCAGATTTATTATCTGTTGATGATACTTTATCAGACGAAAGTTTAAAGAATTATGTAGATAAAGCAGAAGTATACAGTAAGTATCCTATATTCTTTCATAATGTTCCAAAAGATATGGAATTTATAAAGAAAGTAAATGTAGATGTATTTAATGAGTATCCAAGTGCAGTTGTAGTTAATCTATATGATCATTCAAGGTTAATAGCAGGTGATGGAGACTCTGAATTAAAACGTTTAAATAATGTTTCTAAAACGTGTATGTGGTTACAAGCTAAAATGGGGGTTATAAATATATTATTATCTCAATTAAATAGAAACATAGAAAGTGAACATCGTGCCAAGAACCAGTATCAACCAATGTTAACAGATTTATTTGGTGGGGATAGTGTTGGTCAAGATGCTCATGTAGTTATGATTTTAAATAGGCCGCATGCTTTATATGGTATAACAAATCCATACTGTGATGAAAATCCAATAGGTTTATTAGCATGTCATATAGAAAAAAATAGAGATGGGATGTTAGGTATGATACCTTTTGAGGCAGAAATGTCAACATTTAATATTAATGAAAGACAAAAATAATTATGGAAGCAATATATATAATAGCAGCAATAATAATATTTGCCGGTGGTGTAATTACTGGTGTATATGTATCATCACAAATAGAAAAATCAATAGATAATAATATAAAAAAGAATAACAATGAGTAAAAGAAACGGAAAAAATAAAATGAAATTGGCATTATTAGATGAAATAAACCATATAGATAAAAGGTTAAAAAAATCTAAAATTCGAGATAATGAAGAGGAAACTTCAAAATTAATGTCTAAGAGAAACACTCTCAGAAGTAAATTAAAAACTAAATAATATGGAAAATATGGAATTACCCGTAAAAAAAGTAAAGGCAGTTAGGAAGTCACCTAAAAGAATGGTGATATATGGCCCTCCCAAAATTGGGAAAACAACAGCAGTAAGTACATTAGATAATTGTTTAATAATTGATTTAGAAGAAGGTTCTGATATGATTGATGCTTTAAAAGTTAAAGTTAATAATTTTACAGAGCTTGCTGAATTAGGTAAAGAAATTATTAAACAAAAGAATCCTTATAAATACATTGCTATTGACACTGTAACAAAATTAGAAGAATGGTGTGAAGCAGAAGGTAAAAATATTTATAGGAAAACACCAATGGGTAAAAACTTTGATAGTAAAAATGAAGGACTATCTGTTTTATCATTACCTAATGGTGGTGGGTATTTATATTTAAGAATGGCATATAAAAAATGGATTGAAAGATTAAATAAACTTGCAGATCATATCATACTTATAGGTCATTTAAAAGATAAAATGCTTGAGAAGAAAGGTAAAGAAGTATCTTCTAAAGATTTAGATTTAACAGGTAAAATAAAACAAATTACATGTGTTAATGCAGATGCTATTGGTTACATTTACAGAGAAGATGGAAATACAATGATTTCTTTTGACTCTAAAGATGAAATAGCAGCCGGCAGTAGATGTGAACACTTAAAAGGTAAGACCATGCCTTTAGAATGGTCAGAAATATTTATAGATTAAAAAATTAAAAAAATGATTGAAACAAATGAACCAACTAATGGGCAGGTTGTAAAACAAGAGACGCCTACACAAATTACTACTACTATGATCTTAAATGATTTAGAGAATGGAATTAGTAGAGACGGTATTAAAGAAAAGTATAGTTTAGAAACTTGGATGGTTACACAACTATTTCAACATCCTAAATTAAAAGGTAAAAAAGCTAAAAGAGTTAAAACATTGCCTTTTGCCTTTGTAGATGATACTGAAGATGTAATAGATCCTAATCAAACTAGTATTGATGTAGATGAAGTGGAATTTGAAGCAGAGGATGGACACTTTGAAGAAGAAGATAATGTAAATGAATTTAATAACAACTAAAAATAGAAATTATGGCTATAGAAAGCAATGACAGTAACGTAGAAGTAGTAAGTGGAATCCAATTATATTCTGGACTTACAAATTTAAGTGTAGCAGCAGTTAATCCAACAATGGAGCAATTGCATGCATTAGATGTTAAAGTTAAACAAGAACCTGTTTATTTTGTAGAAATTAATGGGACAGAATATTTTAAAGTAATATTCTGGTTAAGTAATGATGATCTTACAGTTAGAGCAGAGTTTCTTATGAATGATTCACATCTAACAAATAAAAATGGAGATAAAAATCAATGGGTAAATAATATAGGTCAAGATACATGGTCTGATATTGAGCCAAGTAAAGCAATAAATGCAGAAGGTGATAAAGGAATTACTGGAGAACCTAAGTATTCATGGTGGAAACCTGAAGGTGAAAGAAAAGCATATTCTGGAGAAGCACGATTAATAAAATTTATTCAAGCTTGGGGAAATGTAGCTTCTGGAGGTCAAATAGTTTTTGATACTATGCCTGCTATAGTTAAAGGTGATGTAACAGAAATTAGAGCTTTATCTACATCTTTATCTAGTAATCAAGTTAGAGTTTTATTAGGCACTAAAGAGAATAAATATCAACAAGTATATATGCATTACTTTGGTAGAATAAAACCTCAACGTGATGATTATTTTCGTACAGCATTAGCAGATGATTATCGTATATTTAAAGCTGATTATAATCCTACTTTAGAATATGGAGAATGGGTACAGCCAGTAGAATCAATAAAAGCTGATCCTCAACCAGCAGTTGCAGAAGATACT